ATGCAGTATAGCCAGCGTGGTGCTTTTGCTGAAACCAGACGCGAGCAACACGGCAATGATGATCGGCGTCAGAATGAGTTCGGAATCGGCATTGGCAAACAAGGCGCACAGTCGTTAATACCCACCAGCAGTTCCGCCAAGACTGCGACAATGTCGTAAGAGAGGCCTTCAGCCAGGCAAAACAGCGCTATGGTGCGCCCCGGCTTGCTGAGGAAGTGAACCTGGGGCCTGAGGTACAATGTAAAAACGATAGCGTCCAGCCTGCGCCATCAGGGTCTGCGGCGATCTCAGTCCGGAACAATTTGAAAACCAGAACCTCGCTTAAGGCTGTGTCCACAATACGCGGACAGGATCAAAACTGTTAGTATGGCTGGCTTACAAGAATGAAGTGAAGTTGATTGATATAACAAACACTCCTGATAATGTTAACTGGCCTGTTCCTCCGGGGGAGCGAGCCAGCCATGATTTGAAAAGCACATGAAATCACTTTCACATGAATTAATTTACATTGGAAATAAAATATAATAGTGCTTATCATTTTTATTTAAGTTAAATATTTTATAAATGGTTTTTATTTACTCACCTGATGGTAATGAATAACGTTTAATATCTATAGTAAAGGATGCTGTAACCGTAAGGATAGTGTGCCACAATTTAACAGGTAACATATTATGAAACACGTCAAGAGCGTATTTTTAGCAATGGTTTTAATATTACCATCTTCACTATATCCTGCTCTTACAATAGCGGCAGACTCTCAAGATCATAAAAAAGAAGAAACAATTAAGCCAATGCCTCAAAAGTGGTGTAATCTTTGGCCTGCTGGCATACCCTTCCCTGAAGATTGGTTTAAAATGTGTAGAGGTTATTGAGTATAAATTTAATATACTAGCCAGTAACCATATCAGTTATGACAGACAGGCCTTCTTCATATTTGCTATAAATAAGGCCTGAGCTTTCCTGACAAATTATAAACTACTGGCTGGTTTCTCCGGCCAGACAGGCTTTAAAGTATCAACACGGTTTACCTGTACCCGGTACTTTCTCCATGCCAGAAGAGAAGCTTTTTCTTTATTGGTTGCTTCGTCCAGATCCACTGCATCCTGTAACGGCGCGATTTTTTCAGACGCTATTTGCAGGAGTCTGTTTTTCGTTCCTTCAGCTTCACGAAGTCTGGCTGCGGCCTCCGCAGCTTCATCATTCATCCAGACCTGAGCCTTACTATCCCATTTTTTGTATCCACCACCTGGTGAAACTGATGTGACGTTTTCAGGTAGCGGACCAAGATCGGAGATATAAACCTGATTGCCGGTTGTTGTGTCGTAAACCGTCTCGCCGCGGTGATCCTCCTGCAGACTCCACGTTTGGGTTTCAGCGTCAAAAACAGCAATATGACTGGAGGGAATATCAGGAGGGGCTATATCAGTACAATTTGCCGGGCGACGCTGTCCGGGGGGGACCTGACCACATCCGGCCCCCATTGCAGGTAATGCAACAGATGTAATTTTCCGGTCTTCTCCGGCGCTTTTATTGTGCTGAAAAATTGCCAGTAACGCAGCCCGTGTTGCATTATAAACCGCGTCGGTGCCGTCAATAATCAGCGGAACGCGCATCGTCGGGGCGGGAACCAGCCACGGATGTTTACTGTTACCCGTTTCAATAACAAAGGCGGTGCCGACGGGCTGTTCCCCCAGGTATTCACGGATGATATTTTGCTGTACCCGTTCCTGTAATTGCGACCCGAAATATGCCGTAATAGCAGCATCCACACCGCCGTCCATAAGACCAAAGGTTTCCGCATTACCGTCTGCGTCCACAATAACGACGTGTCCGTGTGGACCGATATACATGGTGTGCTCGTGTCCTCCGATATAAACTGTATGCGCATGGTCGCCAGCGGCCTGTGTCCACGCACCACCTCCAGGCTGAAATGAAGTGTGATTGGAATCTCCCCAGTATGAATTGATATAACCGCCGAACTGGTTAGTATGATTGCCCGTGGTATTGGTCGATTTCGTGCCGTAATCAAAGGATGAGGTAGTTTTTGTCCCTAAGTCGGTATCCTGCGCTCTGGCGCTGTGACTGTGCGATTTGTTGCCGTCCATTTCTTGCGACAGTATAGCTCGCCCACTGGCGGGTTTACCTTTGATTGTCCAGCCTCGCATGTCAGGGATAACGCCGGACGGATACGCTATAGCCAGTAACGGGTAAGCAGATTTATCAAACGATTGCCCCTGCATCAGAGCGTAACCTGCCGGAGTAGCATCAGACGGCCATGCTATCGGCGCCCCTACTGGATGCGAATCCGGTGGCGGATTTAGTGTGGTGTAGAGCATTGCCCATTCGGACCACTCAGCCTCGGCGGTATCTCGATGGCTGCGAATATATGCGGGCGCTGGCGCACCGTTTGTCCCGCTCCAGCCAATGAGAATTTCCCCATCACCGGTTCCGGTCAGACGCAAAATATTCCCGTATTGCGTTGGATAACCGTTATTGTAAACCTCGCCCATTATCAGGCCGCTATCGCTGCCTCTTGTCGTGCCAGTCAGTGCCGGAAGCGCGCCGCGTGATGCCAGTCTGTTCGCTGCAACAGCCGTACCTGATGCAGGGAGCGCTCCGATATTTTGTACAAACAGCGGCTTTTCCGGAATATCGCCACCGTTCTGTGATTTATGTAACGCATCGGCGGCGTGATTTATCGTTTCCCGTAAACTAATGTATTCGATAAAACCATCAGCGCTTTTTCCTGACAGCGCCGTCAGGGTTTCGTCCAGCGGCTGCTTGCCCGCCAGTTTATTCAGTACCGTGATGGCAAAGTTCGGATCGTTTCCCAAAGCGTCAGCCAGTTCCTGCAGGGTGTCCAGCGCTTCCGGCGCAGAACCAACCAACTGCGCCACTTTCGCAACCACAAACGCTGCCGTGGCAATTTCAATACCTGCAGCTGTGGTTTCCGGCATTGGTGCCGTTGGCGTACCGGTCAGTGCCGGACTGTCCAGCGGGGCTTTGGTCTGTACCTCCCCCATACCCCACCATGTTTTCCATCGCTGGCTGGAACCAGTCGCCGCAGTGTGGACAGGGCCAGTACCACCGACGGCGATCGCCCCGGTTATAAAGAGAAAGAATGCCTGTCGTGGGTGGGGCCTCGTGCGGCGAAGAACGCCGCCATTTCACATCGGTGATTTCCCGACCAGACGAACTCTCTGCCAGTGTCATCCCCGCAGACATAAAGGTGGTGGTACGTTTGGATGCCAGGGAAAAACCATCTCCCTCGCCATCGATATCTTCAGGGAAACGGTCATAGTCGGTCAGCGCCACCCGCTTGTAATCCGACGAAGAAAAAACGGTTATGGACGGCCAGCCAATTTGCAGGAATGAACCATCACGAAACATTTTATCGTGGACGTTGTTGTCATTTCGGGAAGGACTGAGACGCTAACGTGTCATCCCAAGGAACCGCCGTATTGGTACCGCGGGGAACAAACATAAATTGTTTTGTTCCTTCCGCTACCGGCATTCTGCGTGGAGGCCTGAGATATTCAGCAACCTCCCGGCGTACTGCCGCTGCGGAGCCATATTTATTCCCCGTCATCGTCTGCGGTCTCCTGTATTGCCTTAACTAACAGTATTCTGACCTCATCCACCACATCCTGGGCCTCGTTTAGCTGATCCGCAGACCATCCCTTATCCCTTTCCAGTTTATCCGGCCAGACTTCAAGTACCTGCGTAATGGCCTTGACTATCGCCGCCATTTGTTGACGGACTTCCGACAACGGGACGACCTGCTTCATCTCTTTTTCCAGCCAGAGACGCCCCTTTTCGGAGTCAAACCAGTTCTTACGCTCTTTTGGAGTCATTTTATTCGGGTCCTGATGTTCAGCAGCCTGGGAAACGGGCGTTTCCATCAGTACGCGGATCACATCCGTCAGGAGATACAGCTTGTTTTTTTCATTGCTTCCCAGTGCCAGGGGAACGCCCGAGAGGCGACTGACAACCGTCTGTCGATGTAACCCTGTAATAGCGGCAAGCTGACAGATATTGCATTTGAGGTTCTTCAGTTCGCCGTCCATTTTTACCTCTGGGGCTGTTTCTTAGCGCGCCCTCGCCCGGAAAAACAAAATATAACGAACAAAAAACATACAAACCATCATCTTTTAAAAATAAATGACATTAAAACAGAGAGTTACAACATGATGATGATGCATGAAAAATCAAAAATGCGCCAAATCCCGCGCCGCTGCCGCCCCGTGGCAGACCGCCCCGCCGGGAGTACCTTTTTAAAATACGAACAATTATCAACAACTACCACTTAATGATTATTTATTTCATTTTGCGATATTGATTATCATTTTCAATAACAACACACAGAGAACATAAATGAAAAACATCATCACTATTATCGTAGCCATTATTATCGTTTTTTATGCAGGTATGTGGTCGCAGAAATTCCTGATGGAAGATGAGTGCCTTGATTCAGGTGGTTCATACAATGAAAATGGAATTTGCAATATTGCAGGCAGTCATCAGGATGTTCCCCCTAAGTAAGCAGAATGCTTTTTAAATTCGTTACCCACCTCTACAGATAAGGAGGCGAATGGTCACTAAAAGTAAAATCCATTGCAGAAGAATTTCCGGAAAGTTGTTATTCCAGCACCCCGACAGGTTATTCAGACAGATTTCAGCTATATCAAAACTGAGTGAGTACTTATCAGTTTCATCTGGTGAAAAACCTGTTCTTATTCATCTGGTTCCATCTGATGATATGTAGTCACTTTTTTACAGCAATATTACAGGGGGAGTTTCAATGCCTCCTGTAATTATTTGACTCTCTCACCGAATCATATACTCGTTCACACGTCATTCCTGCCCGGTAGCGCTCGTCAGCGATTCCAGCATAATGTTTAGCTTCTTCTGCAATATCTCCGAGCATGTTGGCAAGCATTCTGGCGTCGGCGTTGGTTGTTTTGCTTCTGACGGCAGCGGCAAGATTTGCGGTGTGCTTTGCGGCGTCCAGGCGGGTGGCAAGTTTTTTTGCTTCGGTACGCAGCTGGCTAACAGTGGCAGACAGGCCAGCAGCAGTGGCAGCAGATTTAGCGGCTTGCGCTTGTGCATCTTTCACAGCCTCATCACGGGCAATAACGCGGCCCTGTTCAATAATACGGGCGGCGGTCTGGGCGTTGACTTCCTGAGAGGATTCAGCGCTGTCGCGATCTGCCCATTTTTTTTGCCAGCCCCTGTCACTCCAGACATTACCGGCGATAAACGCACCAGCCATCAGCAAAATAAACACCAGCTGCAACCAGTATCTTTTCAGAAGAGCAGATAACAGATTCATACCAGCACCGATTTTGCTTTCTCAAAGCGCTCCCGCCGATCACCGATGCCGTTCTACCCTCCGTTGATGATCTGCGTAACACGTACCAGGTCGCCGGAATATTTCAGACACCCTTTAGTCACAAAAAGCCACGCTGCGGATCGGGCGGCATGACGTTCTAGCTCAAGCTGTCCTGGATTCGCCACTAGATCCAGTTTCAGTGCAACGCCACATCTGGTGTAATTCTCCAGCCCGGTAATCCTGATCTTCGCCGAACGTGGTGCGAAAGCTTTCTTGCCGTTCATGGCGTTCGCGATCCGGACTGGTACGAATATGTGCCTGATAACCCCCCAACAACCCATGAAGAAAATGCAGCAAGGCTTAGTCAGGCGGGCAAATGTCTGCGGGATATTGAGGCAGAGAGATTTCAGTGTGATGAAGAAAAACAGCAACCGACAGGCGAACTGGCAGATGAACCAGCAACGCCTGAAGCAGTGGAACAGGACACAACTGAACATCATCCGGACCCACAGCCGCTGGAGAATGAACCACCTGTAAGCCAGACAGAAGCAGGCTACCAGAAAATACGGGCAGAACTGCACGAAGCACGTAAAAACATTCCACCCAAAAACCCGGTTGATGTTGGTAAACAACTGGCAGCCGCGCGCGGTGAATATGTCGAAGACATCAGCGACCCGAACGATCCGAGGTGGGTTCATAACAATTACAGCGCCTCAAATCAGGGTGAAAAAGAAGAAGTGGTGCCGGAGGGAAAACAACCAGCAGCAGAGCCGGAGGCTGTCACCAGAAACGCGGACGGGACTTTCGATGTATCAGCGCTATTCCTGCCCCCCTCAAACCAGACCGAAAAAACGGAAGCCAGAACAGAAAGAGATGGAGAAACGCCGAAAGAGAGCAACCAGCAGGAAACGGCTGGCGATACAGGACAGGAAATTACAACGGACGGTGGATCAGGTACTGGCGGTGATGAAGCTGGCGAAGCGGCAGATCCCGTAGAAAACGGAAATTTCACTGTCCCTGATAATATACAGCCAGGTATTTACTATGACATCCCTAACGAGGCGTATCACGCTGGCCCCGGCGTCAGTAAATCACAGCTTGACGATATCGCAGACACACCAGCAATTTATCTGTGGCGT